AGTGTGAAGCTTGCAAGCAATCTTGCATATTTTGAATTAATGCTTCACCGCTATCTATTTTTATTAAGCTAACAGTTTTCATGACACCCCACTCAAAACATACTTAACATGCGATTGCTCAGTATCTTGATTGACGATTAGCGCTTTAATCTCGTAGCCTTTACGCCTCAATCGTCTGATAATCTCACCCAGACCGAAAACGTGTAGGTATTGAGCAGCGAATAACTTATTCATGCCGTGACGACCTGCTATTTTTAATACTCTTAAGATTTGCTGTTGTTGGTTCATTTTGATTCTCTTTGTTCCTTTTGCGATTTAATCAAGATCTATTTCGAAAGATTTATCGCCATCGATTAAATCAGCTCTAATCTCTAAGACCTTTTGCTTGGTTCCATCTGAATAGGTAACTATGAATTTAAATGTTTTTTCTCGATAGTCCGCAACGCCATTAGCTGGGTTTTCGTCTCGCCATTTAGAACCAGCTATAAAATCGTTAACACATTTATTAAATTCACTAGCACCACCTGTAAGACCCCACCCCATCTCTATCTTTCGCAGCATCTTCTACTGTTTGAGGTTTGATGCGGTAATCGCAATCCAACCACCTCCACTCTGGCACATCACCCCCCAAAAAATCCAACCAGCCATTCCTATTATGCAGCCTGTAGTGAGCTTGAATAGCGCTGCCATCTTCGTAAGCCTGCATTACTTTAATCTTTCCCGCTGTTGTGCTTGTGTCGATTTTCATTCTATATCTCCATTATAGGTCGATGGGCTTAATTTTAAGATTGCAGTCAAAGCCATTGAATCCGCTATTGCTTGAGATCTAGCCAATTCCATTCGGCTAACTAGTCCGCGCAATTTAACCAATTCTTTTGCTGTGTCGTTTTCCGATGATAAAGTTAAAATATCTGATTTCAATTTTGATATTTCACTGAGACTGCGCTGCTTCTGGATTAGACTTTTAGATTCAAGTGTGTAATATTTATTTTTCCACGTTTTCATTTTTACAATCCTTTTGGTTGGTCGTTACATCGCAACACGAATCACCGTACTTATCTTTCAGAGCTTTTATAGTCTCATCGTGCGTCATTACACGCTCACTTGCGCTTGCATTAATAATGGCCTCACTTGCGACATCAACCTTAGTTTTGATAAGGCTATCATCGTCCTTTCGTTTCTTTGCGAGCTTGGTTAAAGCTTCCTTAGCTGTCACGGTTATAAATATATATGGCATGTTTTATCCTTTTAGTTTTACTAATAATAATTAATCTATCATACAAAGTCAAACAAATATTATAATAAATTATACTTTACACCATTTGCAATATCGTTTATTATTTAATTTCAATTTAACGAAAGGCAAATATAATGAAATTTATCGGATACATAACGACAACAATAATTGTAATTTTCTTAAGCGCTATATTTTCAGGATATGTACTCAGTGTTTTATGGGGTTGGTTTATATTGCCAGTTTTCGACGCGCCAACGCTCACTATATCTAGCGCTATTGGGTTATCTATAGTAGTTGGATTTATAGCAAGAGACTATCCAGAAGAGAATAATAAAGGGGATTCGCCTAGTGATATTTTAGGTAAAGCCATTCTTAAGGCGGCAATTAAACCTCTTATGGTTTTATTGGTAGGATGGATAGTTACGTTGTTTATGTAATTGATAAAATTTAACTTAATGGAGAAATCGAGATGAGCTATACCTATTCTCATTATGAGAAAGTGACAATTAAAATCAAAAGAAATTGGCTGCAGAAGCTTCTAAGGTTCCCATCAGAGGTTAGCGTGTGGAATAGGCGCACATGGACAACTGATGATTTAGAATCTTCAGAAATATTCAGCAAGGTGATGACAAGCAAGAATCAAACGTCTGAATTAATATCATATATATCTCAACCTCAATTAGAGCAAAATACTCTTAAAGTTACGCCCTATATAAAAACTGAGAATAGTTATGTTTGAGTTTATTTCAGGAATTTTTATCGGCATTGCGTTTTTAAATTTTACCCCCGAATGTAAGCACCCTTTTAAATCTCTAATTTTAAATGGTAAGCCAAGCGTAAAGCGACAGAATGGTTGTGATTACAATATAGCTACATATCATCTGACTTGTAATAAGTGTGGCGAAAAACTAACACTTGAACGCGCACAAGCGATTGATAAACCGGAGGGCAATAATGACAATTTATAACGCAGATAATGTAAAGATAACGGTGTGCGGAGTAGAGCTGAAAGGCTGTGGTCATATCAAGTTGATCCCTGAGGTAATTGAAATAGTTGAAATTGAAATGGATGAACAGTGGGAGCCGTTAAGGTTTATGAGATGCACGTTTGAACCTGACCACAAAACACGATGCTTTCTAGGTGGAAATAGAGCGCCTAGAGGAATGAGGGTTTATAAATGATTAAATTTAAATCGGTAGGTGAGTTAGCTGTAACCACCAATACCATTTACGAACAAATAGGCAATTTATTCCATGGAAGCGATTTGTTTTACGGTAATACAGCTGAATCTATGAATGTCGAATATTTAGAAATCAACTACAACCAAGAGTTATTCGAAAAGGAGTATCTTTGTGACTTTACTAGAAATGATTAAGGAATGGCGTAAAGGATGTTCTTGTGCTCGAAATACCCCTACCTCCTGCCATGAGTGTACTAATGCTTTGATTGATGCTATGGAAGATAAATTAATTAAGCAGGATGCAATTAAAGCCTTAATGGATAAATTTGAAGTATCAATGAGTAAGATTCAACAAGGTGGCTATGGTTTAGCTACTTTTCCTTTTTCTATCACGTGTGCGGCTGGATACGCATCACAACTTAAAGCATTATGCTCAAGTACACCTAAAAATAAAAAGGTAGAGATAAGGTTAGAGGGTGGCGGCGCAATACAACCTGATGATGTCAAGTCTATAATACAACAAATTAACAAATCTCTGGATACATTCAACTATCCAGAATGCCTTGACCGCATTGTGGATGTTGCAGTTGATAGAGCAGAAAAGGAAATATTAAGGTTTAAGGAACTTGATAGGGTTGAGGCTGAACATGATAAGGTGATGGGCAGAATGAATATTCCTGGAGATTTCAGGTTTAATTGTAGTGGTGCCATTATTTCGGGTGGCGGCGGTACTGGCGGGATATCTGGTTGGTGGAATAATTAAGAGGTAATTATGGATATATTTACTAAAATAGTAGAATTCAAAAGAGATAAGCAAAAGTCTTGCGTTTTAACCATGACTTACAGAGTTAAAGATTCCGATTTGTTAGAGTTATCTGAACGAGCCGCAAAAATGAAGGAGGGGTTAGAAAAAATTGATTTTCTTTTGCTTGGCGCTATTGATTTTTATAATCGAGAGGGTGATCTTTTAATGATAAAGCATTGGTTTAATGATAACCCATTGATGATATTCGGCGTCGATATCGTTTTAGATAACCCACTTTACAATAAAACATTTAATTACTAAGCGCTGACATATCGCATAATCACTCGTGTCAGGGGCTGAATCTCCTATCAGCTATTAACCGCATGAACTGATAATAATATGTAAGCTAGGGTTGAAATACCTTTTTATGCTGGTAGCCACGCCAGTAGCGACAGAGTGGCACCTAATTAAATAATCGGAGGAATATATGAGCAGGGCTGAGATATTTGATAATACTACTTGGGTGCCAGACGAATTTAGTAAGGAGGCTTGCATAGATAGAGCTCGTAAGTTCAGAGAGATTGCTGAATCGATAGAGAGAAGCATTCAAATCACCAAACCAAAGATACCTAATTTCGCCAGATTTCAGAACGACTTTAAACATAGAGGAAGAAAGTAATGATTAATAAAATCGCTTTATGGTGGGAATTAAACTGGCCTATTAAGGTTGTTGTTTGTTTTGTATTTGTTTGCTTTATTATAGCTGTTATCCTTTCGGAGATATTAATGCTTTTATTTCCATATAATGTGATGGGCTAAAAATGGCGTATTGCAGGCGGCATACATGGCTTGCGTGTTAACGATGTTACTCGATACCTAAATGCATCATAATCATGGTCTTCAGCATCGCTATTTACATCCTCTGGATTCTTATCATCTCTCGGTAATATAGGGAATCTTGATATAATGCCTCTGCAATGCTCCATAAAATAAACTGCTGGACGCTCACCTACGCCGCTCTGACTGTCTTTAGCTTCAATGGCAGCCTCTAGCATCTCACAGATTAAAGCGGCTCCTGACACGCGAGAGCCCGGTCTTTTGTCGCATTTATCCCACCTGACGCCTTGAGCCTCCATTTTATCAGCCAAAGATATGCTTTCATCGTTGTCATTAAATATGGATGTGTCTGCCGGGCCTTTCCATACATCTCTATTTATCATGCCTGGAATAATATTAAGTTGACCTTTGATTTTGAATGGTTCCGGCATATCGTCACCCTTCAATCTGCCGTCGACCCACTTAACGACTTTTGCGACATTTGATGCGGACATTTTAAGCCCTGTATTTATCTGATCTGGCTCACAGCCATAGTATTCACCGATACAAATTATTGAGCCTTTTGCTGGCGTCCATTCTTTATCATCTATTTTAACACTAGTTCCGTCTGCCTCAGCAAACCATAGGTTACTAAATGGTTTAGACTCACCCCAATCATGAGATCGATCTACATGCCATGTTTTTGGCACTTTAAATGATTTAACGACATGTATTGCAAGATCCCATAAATGATCAAACCTTCCGCCGCTTGTCACATCCCATGAACCGTAAACCCATGCTTTCTTTTTGTTGGGATCTTTTATGTTCATTAGAAAAGCTAGATACAGCGGATCAATAAATTTATTTTCTTTCCAACTTGCATGAATAGCGACACGAGTAATTAATACTTCATCTTCATCACCTGTTAAAGGGTTAGGGACTTTGGTGATTATTCTATTAACTGTGCCTCTTGGTACTGGATCAATAAACCGTTTCTTTACCCATGAATGGCCGACGCCGAACGGGTTTGTAGTTGAAAAGCACATTAGTGGAATTGGCGGTAATAATGTTCCGTCTGGTTTTGGGTAATCCTTTGGCCTGAAAGATGTCCGCATACAGCTAAACATCGATTCATAGAAATCATCATCTGCTCGTTTTGTTAATTCATTATGTCCAATAAATGGATATTCTTGCCCGTGATAATTCCAATATCCTGACGCCCTTTCCTCATATCTGAATAACAGCTCTTCGCCGGTCGGCCAAACCCATTTTAATTTACTAGGTGATTCTTTAAATTCTGCGCCATCGTTAAATTTTGGGAATAATTTTTTTGATTGAGATATTATGTCGTCTAAATTTTTATATTTAATGTCAAAAATAACACCTTTCCAGAATGCGCCATAACCCATACCGACATAACTGCGAAACTTCATAAGCTGAGATGCTGTCTTCATGCTTGCGCGAGTTCCCTCCAATAACACCTCGTTGCAAGGACATGATAACGCGAGTGACTGACCGCCCTTTTGTGGTTCAAAGGCTATATTAAGCGTCATTTAAAATCTTATCTTGCTGTTTTTTTGCGGCTTCTTCCCAACCTTCCACACTGTCAGCGGTTGGCATTGGCATAATTGCGTGCTGACTAGGATTCTTATTATCAATTTCAACTCTTTCACGCCATGTTTTTGATTGGCGATTATTAAGCCAGTATTTTATAGCTATAGGGCAAGGAGGGTAATTTTTTGTGTATTCTTTTTCGTCTGATATCTCTCCTTCCCAAGTGGCAAACTTAGTATCTGTGCATGAATACCCTGTTGCTTTTTGGTATAGGCTTGCCACTACATCAGCATCAGCCATGTCTTTACCTGACTTTAAGGAGTCCGAAAAGCTAGGGTAATCTAGCTTCCATTTATTTATTGTTGACTTTGATACCTCAAAGAAGTCGGCCAATTGCTTGTCTGTATATCCTAATAAGCATAGTTTTCTTGCTTGCTCGTTATACTTCTTATTGTATTTTGTTGGTGCTCCACCTAAGTTCTTTGTGGGTTTAGCTTTTGGCATTATAAGCGACTCGCTTTTATTATCCTGGCAACTTGCCAATAGCTTATATTAACATAATCGGTTTAATAGTAGAAATAGAGTTATTTTTAGAGTGGTATGATATACATCTTAGCATCACCGGTAATGGTGATAGTTAACGTACAATCAGGAAGTGGGCCTAATGTATATATCTCATCAGCAGTCTTATCTGTACCTGTTAATAGTTGAATGGGTTGACCTTTAGATGCTTGCTCTATCGACACAGAACCCGTTCCAGCATCCACTGTAACCTGATAAGAACCAGCTGTTATCGGTAGCTCTTGTCCGTTTAATACTTCACTCATTTTGTTGCGCTCCTACTTTTCGTTATTTATGCAATTGATTTAACAACCGAATTAACTATTGGGTTAACTACCATTGACACAACTGCATTGCCTGAACTTTCCTCAGCCAAAAACTCCACCGCCCCCATTGTAACACCATCGTGACCATTATCTTTTAATTCTGTGTTCTGTGGTGCGAATCCACCGCGATGGAATGTATTTAGGTCAGCTACATTGTAATCGCTATTATATGTTGATAAGCCAAGTTTTGCCAATTCTGCCACTGCACTTGCTACCGTACCAGGCCCACCTAATGACGCATCCCAAGCCTCAATATCTCTTGAGCTATCTACGAACTCTGGGTCTGCTGTGATTGAGTTAGCAGAGTGAGCCGCGGTAACTGGCAGATTAATGCCATTACCTTCGCTGCCTGCTATTAGATTAAATCCACAGTTAAAATCGAGGTTAGCGCCTGCAACTATATTATCTACTGCGCCACCGCCTATATCATTTAACATATAATGAGCGCCGGGGGCTGCACCAAAACTAATGTTAGATTTAAAGCTGCTTATCATAGCTGCATGGGATGCATATGTTTCATTGGC